AAACAATGATTATAGAATAATAGATTAAGCACAACTAAACTTACATGTGTAAGATTTTAGAGGTGCTTTTTTAGTACAAAAAGGAGAAATTATGGCTAAGGATGATTATTTTGTAATTGTTTATAAAATATTAGCTTATTTATATATGAAATTGAAGGATGGGAAAGAAGTTGAACCTGAACAATTGATGTATAATGGCTGTTTATTTAATATAAATAGAAAGTATTGGGTGTATATTCTTTATAACATGGTGGAAGAAGGATATATAAGAGGATTAAATAATATTAAAGCTGGAGATGGATATTATATAAAAGACCAACTTATATACTGTGAGATCACACCAAAAGGAATTGAATACCTATGTGAAAATTCAACACTTGAAAAAGCAAAGCAATTTTTTAAGGATGTAAAAGACATTACACCATTTTTATAAAGACATTAAGTAAAAGTTAAAGCATCGCTATTTAGTGGTGCTTTCTTGTTGGAGATTTTGACCTAAGTATGTCGTAAAACTGCTGTTTTTTATTGGAAGGAGTCATGATGGTTCGATATGGTTGTCAGACTCCCAGCCAGTCGGTAATACTTGATTATGAAAAGACTCTTGGCCAAGAAGCTATAGATATCTATAAGAAGACTGGTTTAAGTCCTTATCCATGGCAAGAAAAGCTTATTAAAGATTTTTTTGCAGTCAATGATGATGGCCTTTGGACTCATTCCAAGTTTGGTTACGCAGTACCACGAAGGAATGGTAAGACCGAGATAGTCTACATGGCCGAGCTTTGGTTTTTAATGGATGGTAAAAATATCATCCATACCGCTCATAGAATTTCTACGTCACACTCATCTTTTAAGAAACTTAAAAAGTATCTTGAAAAGATGGGCATGGTTGATAAGGTTGATTTCAAATCAATTAAGGCTAAAGGCCAAGAAATGATCGAGCTTATAGAAACAGGCGGTGTTATTCAGTTTAGGACCAGAACAGAGACTGGCGGTCTTGGTGAAGGCTTTGACTTGCTTGTAATAGATGAGGCCCAGGAATACACAGAAGGTCAGGAATCGGCTCTTAAATATACTGTTACAGACTCTGATAATCCTATGACTCTTATGTGCGGTACTCCACCTACACTAGTATCTGGTGGTACGGTTTTTAGCAAGTATAGGGATCTTATCCTTAGTGGTGGGAAAAATCACAATGGCTGGGCAGAGTGGTCTGTAAGTGAGATGACTAATCCTCATGATGTAGATGCTTGGTATAAGACTAATCCATCTATGGGATATAAGCTCAGAGAAAGGGCTGTAGAAGAAGAAATAGGCCCTGATGATATTGATTTTAATATCCAAAGGCTTGGCTACTGGGTAAAATACAATCAAAAATCGGCTATTTCAAAGCTTGAATGGGATAAGCTTAAACTTAAGAGATTACCTACCCTGGTTGGCAAACTTCATGTTGGTATCAAGTACGGCAATGATGGTAGAAATGTTGCCTTATCCATAGCTGTTAAGACCCTATCCAATAGGATATTTATAGAAGCTATTGATTGTCAGTCAATTAGGACTGGCAATGACTGGATTATCGATTTCTTAAAGAAAACAAGACCAGCAAGTGTAGTTATAGATGGAGCTAGTAGGCAAGATATACTAGAAGAACAGCTAAAGAATGCTGGGATAAGAAAGGTGACTTTACCTACTGTAAAAGAGATTATAAAGGCCAATTCTCTATGGGAGCAGGCTATTTATGATAAGAGTCTTTGCCATTTAGATCAACCATCACTAAGCCAGGTGGTAACCAACTGCGATAAAAGGAACATAGGTTCTGCTGGCGGTTTTGGTTATAGGAGCCAGTTTGAGGATATGGATATAATTTTGATGGATTCATGTCTTTTGGCACACTGGTCTTGTATGGAAATTAAAGAAAAGAACAAACAAAAAATTAGTTATTAGGAAACAGCTTAGGCTGTTTTTTTAATATAAAATTACCGGACACGGGCAAATGGGAGGAAAAATGAGCGATTTTAAAGTAATAGAAAGTCAAGAAGAATTAGACAGGATACTCAAAGATAGGCTAGAGAGAGCAGAGAAAAAAGCAAGGGAAGAATTGCAAGGCCAAATTGATAGCCTAAAATCTGAGAATGCTGGTCTAAAAGAAGAAAACACCAATTATCAAAAACAGTTAGAGGGAGTAAAGGAGAAAGATGTTGCTATTTCAACCCTAAAAGGTGAGATAGAATCTTATAAGATGGCTGAACTTAGACGTAAGGTGGCCATAGAAAATAATATCCCTTATACCCTAGCTGATAGGATTATTGGTGATGATGAAGAAAGTATGGCAGAAGATGCCAAGAGATTGGCAGAATTTGTTGGTAAAAAAGATTATGTGCCACCACTTAGAAGCTATGAGAGTAAAGAAGCTGATAGTGTGGATGGAGCATTTAAGAACTTATTAAGTAATTTAAATACAGAAGGAGAATAAAATATGGCAGTATTAAGTAAAGGAACGCTTTTCCCAGAAGTTTTAGTAAAAGATTTAATTTCAAAGGTGCAAGGAAGGTCATCTTTAGCAAAATTATCTACACAAAGGCCTATTCCGTTCAATGGTCTTAAAGAGTTTGTATTTTCTATGGACAATGAAATTGACATTGTTGCAGAAAATGGCAAAAAAACTGAAGGAGGAATTAGTCTTGATGTTGTTAAGGTAGTACCAATCAAGGTTGAATATGGTGCGAGAGTCTCAGATGAATTTATTTATGCTTCTGAAGAAGAACAAATAAACATTTTAAGAGCTTTTAATGATGGATATTCAAAGAAACTTGCAAAAGGTATCGATTTGATGGCTTTTCATGGTATTAATCCAAGAACAAAGGCAGCGTCAGATATTATAGGAAATAATTGCTTTGATAAAAAGGTCACTCAAACTGTAACTTTTGATGGTACTAAGCCAGACATATCAATAGAGACTGCAGTCGACCTTGTAGAAGGTTCTGAAGGAGATGTAACTGGACTTGCTATTGACACTACTTTAAGGTCTGCTCTAGCTAAAGAAACAGTGGACGGAGAAGGCAAAGGTGTTAGACTATATCCAGAATTAAGATGGGGAGGCAATCCTGGTAGCCTTAATGGAATTAATCTTGATGTAAATAGGACTGTTGCTAATGGAGGTACAACTAAGGCTTACCTTGGAAATTTTGCTACCATGTTTAAATGGGGATATGCAAAACAGATACCTCTTGAAGTTATAAAATACGGTGATCCAGATAACTCTGGAAAGGACCTTAAGGGATATAACCAAGTTTATTTAAGAGCTGAAACCTATATAGGTTGGGGAATCCTAAGTCCAGAGAACTTTGCAATCATCAAAGGAGCCTAAGGGTGACTAAGTACTATAATACAAAGACTAGGGCTATTATTGATAGCCCTTTAGTTATTTCAGGTGAGAACTGGATTAAATATGAGGATAAGGACCAAGTAGAAGAAATAGAGATAGAAGCTGTAGAAGAAGAAATAGTAGAAGAAGCAGAGGAAGAAAAAGAAATTGAAAAGCCTGTTGCTGATAATAAAATAACCAAGGCTAAAATAGAAAATGAACTAGAGGCCCTTGGTGTTGAATATGATAAGAAAGCGACTAAGGATGAGTTATATGCCTTATTAATGGAGCAATAAATGACAAATTATGTAAGTATGGATGATGTGATAAGCCTATGGAGGCCACTTAAGAGAGATGAAATAAATAGGGTGGATTACCTTATACCAGTTGTAGAAGACAATCTCAGACTTGAGGCTAGAAAGGCTGGCAAGGACTTAGATATACTTGCCCAGGATGGAACATATAGGTCTGTGCTTAAGTCAGTTATTGTTGATGTTGTAGCTAGGACTTTGATGACTTCCACAGATAGTGAGCCTATGACACAGTTTTCGGAGTCTGCTCTGGGGTATTCCTATTCTGGTAACTTTTTAGTGCCTGGCGGAGGTTTATTTATTAAGAAAAGCGAATTAAATAAGCTTGGTCTTAGGAAGCAAAAGATTGGAGTAAGAGAGATTTATGGGCAAGATTAAGGGTATTAGAATCAAACTCAGAGAAAAAATTGAGACAGGCCTTGATGAAATAGGAAGCCCTATTTATAAGGAAAATCCAGTATTCGTGGATAATGTTTTGGTTGCTCCGGTATCTAGTGATGATGTCATATCTTCTACTAATTTATATGGCAAAAAGGCTATATATGTACTTGGAATACCAAAGGGTGATAGGCACAATTGGGAAGGTCAGGAAGTAGAGTTTTTTGGCCAAAGGTGGAAGACTTTTGGCAAGGCTACCCAAGGTATTGATGACCTAATCCCCTTAGACTGGAATAAGAAAGTATGGGTGGAAGCCTATGAGTAAGTTTAAATTCAAGCTAAATAGGAAGGGTGTTTCATACCTATTAAAAGGCCAAGAAATGGTTGATGTCTTAGATTCTTATGGCAAAGAGATTCAGTCAAAGGCTGGCTCCGGATATAAGAGTGATACTTATATAGGTAAGACTAGGGCCAATGCTAGTATTAAAGTTGGAGATCGTAAGTCATATAGAGATAACCTAAAAAATAATACACTTTTGAAGTTGATAAAATGATAGAAATAAAAATAAGAAAATATTTAGAAGATAAGCTTAATGTCCCAGTCTATATGGAGCATAGGGATAGAGAAAAAGGCACTTATATTATTATAGAAAAGCTTGGAGGGACTATGAGAGATCAGATATATAGGTCTTCATACGCCTTTCAGTCTTATGGTGATAGGATGCTTGACGCCCTTAAGCTAAATGATAGGCTAGTCCAGGCTATGCTTGTATATCCAGATTGTGGGTCTAGTAAGCTTGATTCTAATTATAATTTTACTGATACCAGTACAAAGAAGTATAGGTATCAGGCGGTATTTGATATAGTTTTTTAAGGAGAGATTATGAGCAATACAAATAATGTTACTTATGGTAAACCTATGGTAGGTGGAGCAATGTTTGTAGGCCCACTAGATAGCACTTTACCAAAGGATGCAAAAACAAAGATAGATGAAGCGTTAAAAAATCTAGGCTATATATCCGAGGATGGGATTACAAACTCTAATAGTCCTGATTCAGATAAGATTAAGGCTTGGGGTGGAGATACTGTGCTGGTGGTTTCTACAGAAAAACCAGATACATTTAGTTTTAAACTTATAGAGTCAATTAACGTTGATGTTTTAAAGACGGTCTATGGTGAAGAGAATGTTACTGGAGATCTAAAAACTGGTATAACTGTTAAGGCAAATGCCAAAATGGCCCAAGGAAAGGCTTATGTAATTGATATGATTCTTAAGAATAATATTTTAAAGAGAATTGTAATTCCTAACGGAGTGGCAAGTGAGCTAGAAGACATAGAATACAAAGATGATGATGCAGTTGGCTATGGAATCACTTTAGAAGCTTTACCAGATGAAGATGGCAACAATCATTACGAATACATCTGCCAAGGTGGGAGTGTAATAGCATGATGGCAAAGAAAGATTATATAGAAGGTAAAACCAAGGCTGGCTTTGCCTTTAAGATTAAATATAACAACCTTAACAATATGGAGCTTTTAGATGTCTTTGCTGAAGTAGATGAAAATCCTTTGGCAGTTGCTAAGGCTATAAATATGCTCTTAGGAAAAGAAGGCAAGAAAGCCTTATATGATTTTGTAAGGCTAGAAGATGGGACTGTACCAGCAGACCTGGTTACAGAAAACCTAATGGAAATTTTTTCTAGTATTAAAGAAATAAAAAACTAATAGTCCTTGCCAGGATGAAAAAGCTTGATGAAGACCTACTGATTTGTGATATGGCAGAAACTTATGGTGTTTTAGACTATAGGATTCTGCCTTTAACTTTATCAGCAAGTCTTGCTTATGGTCTAAGATCTAATTCTAGGATAAAAATGAAGATGTCTGGAATTAATTATGACATGAATCAAATGATGATGGCAGGCATGCTTGATAGATTAAGTCTTTTGGTATATGCCAAGACCAAAGATGGTCAAAAGGGCAGAAATTATCCGAAGATGTTAGTCCAAGAGTTAACAGGAAATGACTGTAAGGAGAAAGTAACAGGCTTTAAGTCTGGCGAGGACTTTATGAAAATGAGAGCAAAAATCCTTGGAGGTAAAGATGGCTAATAGTGAATTAGGAAAAGCCTATGTGCAGATAATACCATCTGCCAAAGGTATATCAGGAATGATAAAAAAAGAGCTAGGGGGAGAAGTAGCTGCTTCGGGATCCAGTTTAGGAGAAAGCCTAGGAAGTAAAATAAAATCCCTAGCGATAAAAACTATAGCTGCTGCAGGTATAGGAAAAGCTATATCAGCTAGTATCTACCAGGGTGGAGAATTAGAACAATCCCTAGGTGGTGTTGAAACACTTTTTAAAGATTCAGCTGATAAGGTCAAGGCCTATGCCAAGGAAGCCTATAAAACTACTGGTGTTTCTGCAAATGAGTACATGAAAAATGTTACAAGCTTTGCAGCATCCCTTGTAAGCTCCCTTGGTGGAGATACTGACAAAGCATCTAAAATAGCAAATACAGCCATGATAGACATGGGCGATAATGCTAATAAGATGGGAACTAGTATGCAGGATATACAAAATGCATACCAGGGCTTTGCTAAGAAAAATTACACAATGCTAGATAACTTGAGACTCGGATTTGGAGGAACCAAAGGCGAGATTGAGAGGCTTTTAGAGGAAGCAGGAAAGATATCTGGTATTGAATACGACATTGATAATCTAGGGGATGTTTATCAAGCTATCCATGTTATACAACAAGAGTTAGGCATAACTGGTACTACGGCTAAAGAAGCGAGTGAGACCTTACAAGGGTCTTTTTCTGCCATGAAAGCTAGCTTTGTAGACGTGCTTGGAAACTTAGCTTTAGGGCAAAATATAAAGCCAAGTTTAAATGCTTTGGCAGAAACTACAACTACTTTTTTATTTGGAAATTTCATACCGATGTTTGTTAGAGTCCTTTCTAATATACCTGGAGCGATAATCAGCTTTATAAGCACTGCTGCGCCGATTTTTAAAGAGCAGGGGCTTAAGTTACTAGCATCATTAGTAGAAGGGATAAAAACTGGCAAAGATAGTTTCATTGGAGGATTTACTGAAGTACTAGATGGGCTGATTAACTTCATAAGTGTAGAAATACCTAAAATTGTCAGTCAAATTGCTGGTTTTATAGCAAGTAGTTTTCCTCAATTTGAAATGGTAATAGGTGAACTATTAGCTAATATAGCTGGAATGTTAAGCAAATTTCTTCCTAAATTCATAGAAAGTGTTGGATCCTTATCTAGTAG